GGGCGGAGATTACTAAGTGGTTGGCGATGTCACTGAACTCGCACTGGTTCGAGGTGAGCGCCACCCGCCTTATGCCGGCTAAGTGGATTACCGAACTGGTTGAGCGCGACTTAAAGAAGGGTACGCGCTACTGGTCGGTTGAGGGGCGACTCTGGTCGGCTGAGAACCCTGACTCCTACGCGGGTGTCCACAACTATGACGGTGTGATGGTGATCTTTGATGAAGCGTCCGGTATTGATGACTCTATCTGGGCGGTGACCTCTGGCTTCTTTACCGAGAACACCCCGAACCGGTTCTGGTTGGCGTTTTCTAACCCACGTCGTAACACTGGCTACTTCTATGAGTGCTTTAACGCCAAGCGCGACTTCTGGACGACCAAGATTGTGGATGCGCGAACTGTCGAGGGTACGGACAAACAGGTATATCAGCAGATTATTGAGGAATATGGTGCGGATTCGTCTCAAGCAGCAGTTGAAGTCTATGGCTCATTTCCGTCAGCGGGGGATGATCAGTTTATATCGTCATTAATCGTCGATGAGGCAATGAAACGGGAGCGCTACAAGGACAATTCCGCCCCCATTATTATTGGTGTTGACCCAGCGCGCTTTGGTTCGGACTCGACAGTCATTGCGATTCGGCAGGGGCGTGACATTATTGGTATTAAGCGGTTCAAGGGCGACGATACGATGACCGTTGTAGGTCATGTCATTGAGTGTATTGAGGAATTTAGCCCAGCGTTGGTGGTGATTGACGAGGGTGGTGTCGGTGGGGGTGTGGTGGATCGCTTGAAAGAGCAACGCTATAAGATTCGGGGCGTGAACTTTGGTAATAGAAGCAAAAACCCGATGATGTATGGCAACATGAGGGCGCAAATGTGGGGTGATATGCGTCAATGGTTAAAAACTGCGTCGATTCCTAGTGACAGATTACTCAAAACTGATTTAATATCACCTATAATGAAGCCGGATTCCAAAGGGACGATCTTTTTGGAGTCTAAAAAGGATATGAGAGCTAGGGGTTTGGCCTCACCGGACGCAGCAGATGCGATATGTGTGACGTTTGCGTATCCAGTGGCGCATAGAGAGTCTAGTTTTAAATTAAAGACAAAAAGTTACTCACAAAGTGGCATGGCCACCTCATGGATGGGTTCCTAAAATGGCAAAAAAGAGCGTGTCATTATCAGTTGGTCGAGGCGAGAAACTACCCGCAAAGCAGGGCGCTGGACTGACTGCCAAGGGGCGTGAGAAGTATAATCGCGAGACTGGGTCAAACTTAAAGGCACCGGCGCCAAACCCAAAGACTAAAGCCGATGCAGGACGCAAGGCGTCCTTTTGTGCCAGGATGGGTGCGGTCGCGGCTAACGCTAAAGACGGCGAACGTGCGAAGGCTTCTTTAAAACGATGGAAGTGTTAAATGGCTACTAAACCTGGTTTATACGCAAATATTCACGCTAAACGTGAGCGCATCGCTGCTGGAAGTGGCGAGAAGATGAACAAAGTTGGCTCAAAGAACGCACCGACCGCCAAAGATTTCAAACAATCAGCTAAGACAGCTAAGAAAAAATGATCCGACCAATTAATGACAATATCGTAGTCAAGCCTGACCCTTTTGTTCAAAGCGGCCTCATTATCGTACCTGAAGAAGAGATGCGTACTGGTGTAGTGGTCGCAGTCGGTCCAGGCAAGAAAGGATCGAACCGACCGCTGATGGTATCGGTGGGCGACCACATCATGTATAGTGGCACTATTGATCAAGAATACGACGGTTTTCTTGTAATGAAGGACAAGGACGTTATAGGTACGGTATGAAAGATAAAGACATCATCTCGGTTGCCAAAAGCCGCTTTACAATGGCCGTATCGGCGTATTCTGAGAGCCGAGAGGATGAACTGGATGACTTGCGCTTCTACGCTGCTAGCCCAGACAATCAATGGCAATGGCCAGCCGACGTACTCGCCACCCGCGGCTCCGTCCAAGGTCAAACCATCAACGCACGACCCTGCCTCACCATCAATAAACTCCCCCAGCACGTCAGACAAGTTACCAACGATCAACGCCAAAATCGACCAAGTGGGAAAGTAATTCCTGTGGACGATAAGGCCGATGTTGAGGTCGCTGAGATATTTGATGGGCTTGTGCGTCACATTGAGTACATCTCGGACGCCGATGTGGCGTATGACACGGCGTGTGAAAACCAAGTGGCCTACGGCGAGGGTTATATCCGTTTGTTGACCGAGTACTGCGACGATGATACGTTTAACCAAGACATTAAGATTGGCCGTATCCGTAACAGTTTCAGCGTCTACATGGACCCCACTATCCAAGACCCGTGCGGGTCGGATGCGCAGTGGTGCTTTATTACTGAAGACTTAACCAAAGCTGAATACGAGCGTCAATTCCCTGATGCCCAGCCTATTTCTTCTATGATGCAGCAGGGTGTGGGCGATCAGTCCACCTCGCAGTGGATTAGCGAGAATACGGTGCGTATTGCCGAATACTTCTACATTGAGCATGAGAAAGCCACGCTCAACCTGTACTACGGTAATGTGACGGCGATGAAAGGCTCGGTTGAAGACCAAGAGATGGCTGCAACTGGCATGAAACCCATTAAGACTAGAGTCGTTGACATCAAGAAGGTCAAGTGGTGCAAAATCAACGGTTTTGAGATTCTTGAGTCGCAAGATTGGGCAGGCTCATCTATTCCTGTGGTGCGTGTGGTCGGCAACGAATTTGAAGTTGACGGTCGTATTTATGTCTCTGGTATCGTGCGTAACGCTAAAGATGCGCAGCGTATGTATAACTACTGGACTAGCCAAGAGGCTGAGATGTTAGCCTTGGCACCCAAAGCCCCATTTATTGGCTATGGTGGTCAATTTGAGGGCTATGAGCAGCAGTGGAAGACAGCGAACACGACCAATTGGCCGTATTTGGAAGTCAACCCTGATGTGACAGACGGTATGGGCGGCGTATTGCCCCTGCCACAACGTGCGCCCCCTCCCTTGCCCCAAACTGGCTTAATTCAAGCCAAAATGGGTGCGAGTGACGATATTAAAGGCACCACAGGGCAGTATGACTCTAGCCTTGGTCAAACATCAAATGAGCGCTCTGGCAAGGCAATCTTGGCGCGTGAGCGTCAGGCTGATGTCGGCACATACCACTATGTGGATAACTTAGCCCGTGCTGTGCGTTACATTACCCGCCAGATTGTGGAGTTGATTCCTAAGATTTATGACACTGAGCGCATTGCACGCATTGTGGGCGAGGATGGCGAGACTGACCTGATTAAGGTTAATCCTAACCAGCCAATGCCTGTCAATAAGATCATGGACAACCAAGGCATTGTGCTTGAGAAGATTTACAACATGGGTGTCGGTAAGTACGACGTCTGTGTCACGACCGGCCCAAGCTACATGACTAAGCGTCAAGAAGCGTTGGAGGCGATGGCTCAACTTCTGCAAGGCAACCCACAGTTGTGGTCTGTTGCGGGTGACTTGTTCATTAAGAACATGGATTGGCCTGGTGCGCAGGAGATGTCCAAGCGTTTTGCTAAGACCATTGATCCTAAGATCATGGAGGGTGGCGATGAGTCACCTGAGATGCAAGCTGCCAAGATGCAGATGGAAGCAATGGGTCAGGAAATGGAGCAAATGCATCAGATGCTGCAAAACGTGTCTAAGTCTATGGAAGCACAAGACATTGCCCGCAAAGACTATGAGGCGCAGATCAAAGCATTTGATGCAGAGACCAAGCGTATCTCGGCGGTTCAAGCTGGCATGACTTTTGAGCAGATTCAGGATATTGTGCAAGGCACCATTGCTGCTGCTTTGGATACGGGTGATTTGATTGGTGGTGCGCCACAGCGTGAGCAGTTTGAGATGCCTCAAGAACCCATGATGCAGCCTCCGATGGAGCAGATGCCAATGGAACAACAGATGCCGCCCCCTGAGATGATGCCAATGGAGCCACAACAATGAAGTGCGCAGAATTCATGGGTATGCTGTTCTTAGCCCGCGACGTAACTCATAGCGTACACCTTAACACTAGGTCGTATGCCAAGCACAAAGCACTGCAAAAGTTCTATGAAAACATCATTGATCTGGCAGATGGCTTTGCTGAAGCATATCAAGGCAAGCATGGCTTAATGGGTCCAATCGGGCTACAATCTGCTAAGAAAACCACGAATGTGCTTGAGTTTTTAGAGGCACAGGTCAAAGAGATTGAAAAGAACCGGTATGAAGTGTGTGGCAAAGAAGACACGCCACTTCAGAATTTGATTGACGAAATTTTGGCACTTTATTTTTCAACGCTGTATAAGCTAAAGTTCTTAGCATGAACATTTATGACTCGCAAACCAAGTACGGCAAAGACGAAAACTTTTCGTTGCAAGTTTCGCGTGGCTTAATTCCTGGCCATTCAGCTATTACAGTGTTTGGCTACAACCCTGACGTAGATACGTCAGAAGAGTCTGTGTGGCCAAATGGCGGCACGGTGCCACACCCTACTGCTGCGTCGGTGTTAAAAGTAAGTTCAACCGACGCTGCCGATGCAAGTCCTAGCGGGACAGGTGCGCGCACAGTGCTTATTACTGGGCTTAACGGTAGTTTTAACGAAGTATCTGAAACGATTGTGCTAAACGGCCAGACGGCGGTTAACACAGTCAATAGCTATTTGTACGTTAACGGATTGACGGTAACTTCTATAGGCTCTGGTAGTGCAAACGCAGGCGACATTAACGTAGGCACAGGCACTGTTACAGCGGGTGTTCCGGCTGTTTTGTACGACATGATTGCTATTGGGTATAACAACCGCACAACAGGTCATTACTGCGTTCCGGCTGGGTATACAGCGTTTTTGGTACATGGTTTGTTTACCGCGGGGCAAGCTTCCGGCAGCACATCAATTACTGGCAAATTGCTTGTTCACTCACCGGATGACAATATTGTTCGTGTTGGCGCAATTACGACATTAAACAACGGTGTTGTGCAATATATGTTTAACTACCCAACAGCGATCCCCGAAAAAAGTTGCGTTGGCGCAACTGCGATAGGTTCGGCTAATAACAACTCCGTATCAAGTATGTTTAATATTTGTTTAATTAAAAATTTTCAAGGTTAAATTATGGCTAACTACACTTACATTGAAGCCACGACGCAAGTAAAAACAAGCGCCGGTAAAATCAAAGGAATCTTTGTAAGTGCTGCATCTAGCACACCTACAATTACTGTTTATGATGAAGCTAGTGGCGGCACAACTAAGGTGCTTTTGGCTACTTTTACCCCAGTTGCGGCAACTTTTTACCCGCTTGGCGTAGACGGTGCGTTTGCTAATTATGGGTTAAATGTTGCAATTG